TGCCACCCCGCAGCTCCTTGGCCTTCCGCGCCAGGGCGGTCCAGTAGGCGTCGTTGGCTCCGTTGGCTTCGTTGGCCCAGCCGCTCCAGGTGGGCGGTGAGGCACTAATACTCATCGGGCCACTGAAAGACCCCCACTCCGCTCCCGGCAACAGGGTCCACAGCGCGGCGTCGTTCACCCAGGTGGTGCCGATCTCGACCTTGGACCCCCGCCAGACCCCGAAGGTGCCGTTGGCGGCCTCAGGCCCGGCGGCCCCGGAGAGCCAGTCGCCGTTCTCAGGTACCTGAGAGGGAGGGGCTGTCGTGGGTGGAGCAGTCGTGGGAGCAGTAGTGGGCGAGGGCTTGCCTTCCAGGGCCCGCAGCCGGTCGTCCAGGTCGGAGTAGAGGCAGTTGCTGTACGCCTTGCCCTTCAGCCCCTCGCAGAGCCCGGCGCGGGGTGGAGCCGCGTGCGCGGTCCCCCCGACCAGCAGCAGAGCAACGGATGCGACCAGGGTCTTCCACATGGGGACTCCAGTGGTAGCGGAGTTCCCCGAGACCGTTCCCGCCGAGCGGTCATCCTCCAGAGCGAACGCTAGCGGAGCAGCACCCGGACCCGGTCACCTACGTGCGGCGTGTCCTGGCTTCCGAAGGTGGCGACCCGCAGCGCGGAGAAGGACAGCCAGCCACCGTGGTCGAGCACACTGCTGGTCACCAGGTACTGCCGGAAGGCCGTGGTGGGCGGCGAGGTGGGGTCGTCGGTGAGCACCATCGTGACCCCCTCGTCGAGGATGTCCAGGTGCGGCAGCCCGCCGTCGGCGTCGGTCCTACTCAGCGTGACCTCGCGGCTGTTGCCCGAGGTGACGATCACCCGCATCTGCCCGGAGCCGGGGTCCTGACCTGGTCCGGTGCCCGACCAGCGCCAGATCGCATGAGCGCCGGGCAGCTTGGCGTAGATGTCGGCCACCACCGCTGCCGCCCAGTCGTCGGACTCGGCGGAGTGGTGCAGCCGGGACAGCACCTGCTGGGCCAGGCTGGTCCAGGCCTCGTGCAGGGTGGCCAGCGGCTGCAGGTCGCCCTTGGGCGTGGGGGCGAAGGTCACGGCACGGGCTCGGGCTCGGGCTCCGGCTCAACCGGGGCGATGCCCTGGATCGCGGACAGGATCATCCCGTCGGTGATCACGGCCGGGTCCAGACCGGGGCGCGGCACCCCCCCGGCGATGGCCGAGGCGTAGGCGTCCCCGAAGCCGGGCTGGGCGGCCATGTCCCAGGAGTGCATGGCTTGCCAGGAGGCCGGGTCGACACCCCCGGTGTTCAGCGTCTCGACCGCGTAGGCGGCGATGGTCCGCTGGGCGAAGTCGTTGTCCATCTGCAGTGCTGCGATGTCGGCGTATGCCACTGTCATGCCTTCCTAGGGTGCGATCTTGGTGATGTCGATGAAGGAGTAGCGGGACGCGCTACCGTAGGCCTGCTGGCTGGCATTGGTGCTGAAGCCCTGAATGGCCAGCGTGTCACCCGCCGCGAACCGCCACGACCTGTTCAGCGGCAGTGACTGCGACAGGCTGGAGGACACCCCACCGCTGACCTGGTAGGCGTAGATGACGCCGTTGACCATGAAGGTCAGCCGGAGCTGCGGGTTGCCGGTGATCGCTGCGAAGTGCTGCAGCACGTTGACCTGGTAGATGCCCCCCTCGGTGAAAGTGAACACCCCGCCGGAGTAGGTGATCCCGACACCGGGCTCGTCCTCGGACTCGTAGGTGAGGGTGTAGTAGGTGCTGGCGGTGGTCAGCGTCTGGACGACGCTCTTGTAGCGGGCGACGCGGGGGTTGGCCGAGTTGGCCACCGACACCCACGGACCCCAGAGCGCGTTGTTGGCGTTGCGGTACCACGCCTTCGAGGCGCTGCTGGAGTTGAGGTAGCACCACTGCCCGGCTGTGGCGGTGTCCACCCGCTTGTGGGTGACCACGGTGCAGGACTGTCCAGCAGGCCAGTTCGCCGCGCCCTCGGCACTGCTGACGCTCATCACCGAGACACCCGGCGGGTAGTCGGTGATCGGCGTGGTTCCGGTGAAGAACCCGGCGCTGGTCGGGATCACGTCCGGTCGCGCCCGCAGCTTCCCCGCCGAGTCGATGTAGGTCTCCCGACCGATCAGGCTGTCCGCGCCGTACTTGGCGTCCAGCGGGGCGGTGCCCCAGACCCCGGAGACCGGGACCGCCGCTGCGGCGGGCGACTCCCACTCCCAGTGGTCGGTCCGCCAGACCGGTCCCGCCCCGTCGGTCGGGGGGTCGGTGGTCACGTCCGTGAGCTTGGTCAGGGCCACGTCGCCGCTGACCACCAGCGGCGCGGTCCTGCTGCCCGCCCCGAGCGCGGTGAAGTCGACCGAGCCGCTGTCGTCGAAGACCAGCCGCCCCTCCAGCTCGCCCGACTCGGTGCTGATCTCGTAGGGGCGCTCCAGGGTGCCGATGCCCTCGACGATGGCGCCGCTGCCGGCGACGATCAGGCAGGAGCAGGAGTCCTGGCAGCCACAGCGGGGCATCAGACCACCTCGTAGGTGAAGTTCCAGGTCAGGAACGAGCCTGCTGGAAAGTCGTAGTAGGCCCCGCTGGTCATGGTGGTGAAGACCACCCGGTCCCCGGTACCGACCGCCTGACCCTTACCCAGTGGCTCACCCCCTGCCACGAACAGGCCCGCTGGCACGACGTACATCGTGCCAGCCACGACACCGGCTGAAGGCGGCAGGAACAGCGCCCCGTTCACCACCAGGCCGCTGCCCATCGTCCCGGCACCCCAGTAGGTGACCGTCTTCCCGATCTTGGTGTACTTGGCCAGAGTGATGACCTGCCCCACGTTGGGAGTGCTGTTGGCGTCGGTGCAGAACTTCACCTCGGCGGCGCAGTTCACCGGGATGCCGAGGTTGGACAGGCTGGCAGGCAGTGGCGCAGTCCGGAGTTGCCCCTTGGAGTCGATGTAGACATCGCGCCCGATCAGAGAATCCGAGCCCAGCCCAGCCAGGTTGCCGACGCCCCACACCCCGGACGCCGCTGCCCCGTTGACCACCGGGGCGGGCACCTTGGTGACGTCGAACGAGGTGTACTGGCTCGCCAGCGTCAGAGCCGCACCGGAGTTCTGGAAGGCCGACAACATGAGTCGGTCGCCAGCCGCCAGCTTGAGGGTGCGGCTGTAGCCCAGCGCGGCGTAGCCGCTCACTGCTGCGACAGGAGGGTTGTCGTTGAAGATCCCCGCGATGGCGGAGGCTGAGTTGATCAGCACCCGCATCTGCCGGTAGCCGGCGGTGTTGACGGTGAAGTTCACCTTCGCGTTGACCTGGTAGTAGCCCGCCACCGGGACCACGTACTCGTTGGTCGCCCCGTCCCAGGTGATGCCGTCCGCGTAGTCGATGGAGTCCAGCACCACCGCTGTCGAGACGTTGTTCGGGATCGACTGGTTGTTGGTGTTGCGGCCCGACGCCGCGTAGTTCCGCTCCCCGTAGGTCGACACCGCCGAGCCCGCGTAGGCAGCGGGGACTTTGGTGACCGAGACCCAGTTGTAGTTCGCGTTGCCGTTCAGGGCCAGCGATGCACCGGAAGACTGCTGGGTGGCGATTCTGATCTTCTGCCCGGTCATCACCTTCACGGTGACCGATCCCGAGATTGCCAGGTCGGCACCTCCGCCCGTGGCTGACGCCATGGAGACGCCCTCAACCTGGATGTAGCCGACCCGGGTGCCGGTCGCGTTCGGCGCGTACGTGAGCCCGAACTCCACGTTGTAGTAGCCGTCGCTAGGAGCGATGAAGGCGGCGTCGGGTGTACTCCAGGGGATGCCGTCGGTGTTCATCTCGTTGTCGAACGGGACAGCAGTCACTGTGGCGTTCAGGATCGAGGTGGCCGCTAGGTGCCGCCGGAACGAGTTCGCCGGGCGCTCCACCACCACCCCGCCGCCACCGGGAGCGAGTTCGGGGACCTTGCTGATCTCGATCGAGTTGTTGTGGAGCGTGGTGGTGGACATGTCCACCGTCAAAGTCGCGCCGCCCGGCACGATCTGGATGGCAACGGTGTCACCGGGCACCAGCTGCATCTGCCGGGAGATGGCAATGGAGTGGGCGGCGGTGCCGGTCGGCACGTAGGGGACGTGCGACAAGTCCCAGATCGCGCCGTTCTTCAGCAGCCGCATCTGGTTGTAGGCGGCGACGTTGGTGGTGCCGGAGAACGCCATCCGCATCCGGCTGGTGATCAGGTACAGCCCGGCGGTGACGCAGGTGAAGTAGCCGGTGGTGGCGTTGTAGGTGATGCCGTCAGCGGTCTGCTCAGCAGTGTCCCAGACCACGACCGGCCCGGCGGTGTTGGTGGCGGAGTACGCCGCCTGCCGTTGGTAGATCGCCTTGACCAGCGGCTCAACCGCCGCACCACCACCGCCCCCGGTGATGCTCTCCCAGAGCGCGTCACCGTCGACGCTGGACTGCTTGGTCAGCACCTGGCCGTCCGTGCCACCGGGAGGCAGCCCGGTACCCGAGCCCGACTGGGTCTCGTACTCCCAGCGGTTGGTGCGCCAGACCAGCACCTTGCCCTCGGAGGGACTGCCGTGCACGTCCTTGAGCCCGGTCAGCGCCTGGGTCGCCTTGCCGGTGATGATCCGCTTGTCCACCGTGGTGCCCGCACCGGAGATGGTCAGGTCCAGGGTGCCACCGGGGTCGTCGCTGACGGTCAGGTTGCCCAGTGGGTTGGTCGCGTCCTCCTGGCTGAGCAGGTAGGGCCGGGTCGGGGAGCCGTTGCCGGTGACGATCATGCCGCCGCCCTCGGCGGCCTTGATCACGCAGGAGCAGGTCTGGGACCCACACGCGCAGCGAGCGATGATTCAGCCCTGCTCTCCCCGGGTTTGCACCGGCTGCGGCTCCACCCTCGTCGGGGCGGTCGTCGATCCCTTTGCCACGCGAAGTCTCGCACAGTTGTGCACAGTGAAGTACATAGTCGTATCCTCAGCGCATGGCGACGCGGCAGGACCGGTCCGGCCCCGGTGGGGTGGCCGATGCTCGACCCCAGCAGGACGGCAACGACGCGATCGCCCAGCGACGACGCAAGGCCGACGCCGCGCTGAGCATGTCGCTGAGCGGGGCCACCTGGGGCGAGATCGCGGAGGTGCTCGGCTTCGCCACCCCGAGGCAGGCCCGGGCGGCCACCGAGAAGGCTCTGGTCCGCCAGCTCGAACGCGACGACGACCGGGAGAAGATGCGGGCCCGGGCCGGGGCCCAGTTGCAGCGGCTGCTGCGCGGGGTCTGGAACAAGGCCATCAACCCCGCCGACCCGGAGCAGATGGTGGCGATATCCCGGTCGAGAGAGATCCTGGCCGACTTCAACAAGCTTTACGGGCTGAACGCCCCGACCGAGCTGATGGTGCATTCCCCGAGCCAGAGCGAGCTGGAGGACTGGGTGCTGCGAATGACCGCGACACTGATTCCCACCGTGGTCGAGCCTGATATCTTCGAGGGGGAGGTTGTCGAGGACCAGCAGGCAATCTCAGGTACCTGAGAATGCCTTTCCGACTGGACGAGAAGTACGGCGAGTTCCGGGCCAAGATCCAGTTCACCACTGCTGCCTGGATGCCGTACAAGATCTACCAGGCCTGTCTGGCCACCGGCATTCTGAGCAATACCCGCTACTGCCAGTTGGCGGTCTGCGAGAAGCTGGCCAAGGACCTCGACCTCGATCTGGACGAGCTGATCGCGCAACTGCCCAGAGCCCGCACCGTGGCCAACCACCTGTTCGACCCGACCGGCAGTGTGCCCGGCCCTGCTCCCCAGGGCGAGCGCAACGCCAGCCATACTCGGGTCGTGGTCGGCCGCTACGGCATGGCCGGCACGGATCAGGAGGTGCACTGATGGTCACCTTTTCTACACTGGTCTCGTGCAGAAGGTCCGATGGACCCAGAAGTGCGCCGGTGGCTGCGGCACGATGCTGCGGATCGGCGTCTACGCGACCCGCCTGCACAACGGGCTGTGGTGCCTGACATGCCTGCGAAAGCACCAGATGACCTGTCAGGTGTACCGCCCGAACTGATCGGGATGTTCAAGCAGTGGAAGCCTGAGTACCAGGCCAAGGCGATGGCGCTGCTCAAGGAGTTCGAGGGCAAGGACTGGCACCCGTTCTTCTGCCACGACCGGCTGTGTGACGGGGCTCCGCACGACGACTGGACCTGGCCGCACGCCCGGGTCGACCAGCGCCCGCCGCCGATGGGCTCCCCGGACTGGTTCACCCTGCTGTTCTCCGGCGGCCGTGGGGCGGGCAAGTCGCGCACCGGATCCGAGATCACCCACCGGATGACCGAGCACGTGTCCCGGCTGTTCCTGGTCGGGGCGACCGGCCCGGACCTGCGCGAGACCATGATCGAGGGCATCTCCGGCATCCTGGCCACCTCGCCTCCGGGTCGCCGGCCGCTGTGGGAGCCGTCCAAGAAGCGACTCACCTGGCCGAACGGCTGCATCGCCCAGGGCTTCTCGGCGGAGGAGCCAGACCGGCTGCGCGGCCCGGAGGCCGGGTTCGTCTGGGCCGACGAGCCCGCCCACTACCCGCTGGTGGACGAGGTCTGGTCGAACATGCAGCTCGGTCTGCGGCTGGGGTCCTGGCCAAAGATCGTGGCCACCACCACCCCCAAGCCGACCAAGTGGATGAAGGCGCTGATCAAGGACCCGCTGACCATCACCCGCCGGGTGTCCACCTATGCCAACATCTCCAACCTGGCCGAGGCGTTCAAGAAGACGGTGCTGGACCGGTTCGAGGGCACCCGGCTCGGTCGCCAGGAGCTGCACGGGGAGATCCTGGAGGATGTCGAGGGCGCGCTGTGGGCCTGGGAGATGTTCCAGTGGGTCGACTTCGCCCCGCCACTGCAGCGGATCGTGGTCGCCGTCGACCCGGCGGGCAGCAAGAACAAGCTCTCCGACGAGACCGGCATCATCGTGGTCGGGGTCGGCTACGACAAGCACCTGTACGTGCTGGCCGACCTGACCGGGCGCTACTCACCACGCGGCTGGGCGACCCGGGCCAACGAGGCCTACGACGAGTTCGGCGCTGACGCCATCGTGGCCGAGAAGAACTACGGCGGCGACATGGTCAAGCACACCCTGGAGACCTCCGGCTACGGCGGAGCGCGGGTCATCCTGGTTGACTCCCGGCGCGGCAAGGAGATCCGGGCTGAGCCGATCGTGGCCCGCTACGAGCGGAAGATGGTCACCCACGTGGGCAAGCCCGGCGACCTGGCCGAGCTGGAGGGTGAGCAGACCAGTTGGGTACCTGGTCAGGGACCCTCGCCGAACCGGGTGGACGCCCTGGTGCACGGCGGCACCGACCTGCTCAAGCGGCTGGAGCCAGCCGCCATCTCCAGTCCCAACAAGCTGCTGCGCCGCCCCACCGGACCTCGACACCTGCGCGCCGTCTCGTGACCTACCACCCGGTGTACGTGTGGCTGGCGGCAGCCTTCATCGCCATCGTGTCCGTGGCCCGGACGGCCCGGCTGCTGGTGTGGGACGACTTCCCACCGGTCTCCTGGCTGCGACTGAAGTTCTTCGTCGTCGCCGGTGACTCGCCGTGGCGCAAGCTCGGGGAGTGCGCCTTCTGTCTGGCCCCGTACCTGTCGGCGGGAATGCTGGCCTGGATGTGGCTGTCCGATCTGCACTGGACCTGGTGGCTCATCAACGGCTGGTGGAGCCTTTCCTACCTGGCAGCGATTCTGGTCTCCTACGACCAGCCGCCGGACGGTTCCGACTGACATTCTCAGGTACCTGAGAAATGCCGCTCCTGGCCGAACTGGACTTTGCTGTGCGAAACTCACGCATGTAGTTCCACCGGCGGAAGTAGTCACCCATGCCCCGACGCAAGGCCGAACCGGAAGCAGTGGTGATTCCAACCACCTCGATGGTGGCCTCGGCCACCCGCTATCCGGGCAGCGCCGCTCGGATCTACCAGCCTCGGCAGGACTGGCAGAACGAGTGTTACCGGCACTACACGATCTGCGGCGAGGCACGGTTCGCGGCCAAGTTCTTCGGCCACTCCGTGTCTCGCGCGTCGCTACACGCGGCACAGATCGTCGACGGGGTGTCGCGCAAGATCGACGCCGGCCCGGCCGCCGACGCGCTGGCCGCCCTGTTCAACGGCCGGGACGGCCAGACCCAGATGCTGGACAGCCTGGGCACCCACCTGACCATCGCGGGGGAGTGCTACCTGGTTGGCCGCCAGGTGGAGGGCGTGGACACCTGGGAGATCGTCTCGGTGCTGGAGATGGTGGTCTCCGGGCTGACCTGGCAGATCAACTACGGCAACGGCATCCCGGCGGTCAACCTGACCGAGTCCGACGTGGTGATCCGGATCTGGCTGCCCAGCCCCGCGCACCGGATCGAGGCCGACTCCCCGTTCCGCGCCCTGCTGCCGATCCTGGCCGAGATCGAGTGGCTGACCCGGCACGTGTTCGCTCAGATCACCTCCCGGCTGGCCGGCAGCGGCATCCTGATCATGCCGCAGGGGATGACCTTCCCCCCGCCGCCGGAGCAGGTCACCGCCGAGGGCACCGTTGCCCCGGTGCCCGCCAACGACGCCGACTCGTTCATGGCCACCCTGGCCGACGCGATGATGACGCCGATCGAGGACCCGTCCTCGCCCAGCGCGGTGGTGCCGATCGTGGTGACCGCACCCGACGACACCATCGACAAGCCCCGGCTGCTCACCTTCTGGAGCGAACTCGACTCCGCGTCGATGGGGTTGCGCAACGAGGCGATCCGTCGCTTCGCTCTCGGGATGGACCTGCCGCCGGAGCAGGTACTCGGCATGTCAGGCACCTCGACCTCATCCAGCGGGTCGGTCTCCCACTGGGGTGCCTGGCAGGTCGAGGAGTCGACCATCAAGCTGCACATCGAGCCGATGCTGGACGTGATCGTCAACGCCCTCACCGTCGGCTACCTGCGCCCGCTGACCGAGGACTCCGGCGCGGTGGTCGGCTACGACTCGACCGCGCTGCGGCTGCGGCCGGACCGGTCCAAGGAGGCCTTCGAGCTGTACGACCGAGGGCTGATCTCCTCGGTGGCGCTGCTGCGGGAGAACGGCTTCGACACCGACGACACCCCGACCAGCGAGGAGTTCAAGCGCTGGCTGACCATCAAGGTGGCCAGCGGCTCGGCCACCCCCGAGCAGGTCCAGGGCGCGCTCGACGTGCTCGGGGTCAACCTCGGTCAGGTCGCGCTGCCCACCGCCGTTCCACGTGAAACCCGGCCCGACCCGTCGTTGGAGGAGCACCCGATCCGCCCTCGGACACCGGACGAGAACGCGCTGGTGGCGGCGTCGGAGGCGCTGGTCTTCCGGGCCCTGGAGCGGGCGGGCAACCGACTGCGGCAGACCACGGCCAAGCCGCCCGGGGTGCCGTCGTATGAGACCCACGTCTACGTCAAGGCCAACGGCACCTCCGAGCGGCTGCTGGAGGATGCCTGGTCCTGTGCCCCCCAGGTGCTGGACGGGATCGCTGACTGCACCGTGGTGGTGCCGGTGCTGTCGGCCTACTGCGTCTCGCTGATGAAGGAGCAGTCGCCTCATCGCCGGGACCGGCTGGTCAACTGGCTGCGGCTGGCCGAGCAGGTGTCGGCATGACTGCGGGGGTGGTGTCCCCAGTCGGTTCCTTCGGTGGACTTGAACCACCTCCACCCCCGGTGGAGCCCACCGTAGCCTTCGCGGCCCGGCGGCGGGTGGCGCAGGAGGAGAGCATCGCCCGGCTGCTGCCGTCGGTCC